CACAACGCTGACGGCATAGAAGATGCCAAGAGGCTGCCTGCGGCTGCGACGATCCTTAAATCAATGCAGGAGGCGCCAGAGCCCGATCCGGAGGAAGCTGAGTTGGAGCGGATCGTGACGGCGCTCAAGACGTACCGGGACGTTAAAGGGATCGATTCGCTGGCCCGGTCTCCCATCGTAGAAGCAGCAGCCGAGCGCTGGGGCAAGACACGCCGCGATCAAGAATGGATTAGCGAAACACAGGAAGCTGGCATCCGCGTTCTCGGGTGGAAGCGCCCTCGGCAATGATTGACGTGGCGCACATGGAATATCAAACACTGGTTAATTGGGGCGTTTACATATCAATCGCAGTTGGCGGCTGGTTCTGTAAACAAATATGGGACGCTGTCGGAAAATTAAAAGAAGACATACACAAAATTGAAGTTGATCTGCCGTCGATCTACATTCGCAAAGACGAATTTGCCGATAGCATGAAAGAAATAAAAAACATGCTCAATAAAATCTTCGACAAACTTGATGAAAAAGCAGACAAGTAACCCCGGCAGCCGAAACCGCCGGGGCTATTTATCTTAACGAGCTACAAGAAGACCAGTGGTCGCACCAGCGCCCGCGCCGATCACGGCATAGGAACCGGCAACGCCAACAGTCGAAGTCGCCGCAAGCGTGCCACCGGCAATCGAGCCGCCAGCCGCGCCGACGATCGCGCCAACGCCAAAACCAAGAGCGCCGCCGACAATCGCGCCGCCAACGATACGGTCAAGCGGCGAGCAATTGGCCGGAATGAAGAAAATCCCACATTCCAGAATCGACGGCGAACGATCAACGTGGCGATCTTTGGCAACAGCCGGAGCCGCCGACAAGGCAAGCGCGGCAAGCGTAAGAGCAAGTTTTTTCATTTCAGAACTCCTCAAGTTAATGGGCGGAATGCCCGGTCGAACGGGGATTAAGCCCCCGAAACATATGCGATCACAAGGCGAGCGGGGTACACACCCTCGCCAACTTTTCTATTATGATTGCCTGAAACAATGATTGGATTGTTGCCCTCAAACCCGGTCACGATGCCGACGTGGCCCCCGTTGCGGCCTCGTGCGAATACAGCAATTGCTCCGACCTGTGGGCTTACATGCGGCAGGGTGGCCCAGTCGCGGGCCCGGTTGGGGTTCTTGATCTTGGCTGCGGCTTCAGGCGCAACCATCGCCATGAACTTGCCGCACCATACGGCGTTCCAACCGGTAGGATTTGTGCCAAGGTAGTGCCGCGCCTTATCTACCAGATAGTCGCCGGACGCAACTACGTCTGAAACAACGCGACGGGCGTGCTTGTTCGCCTTGCGAGTGATTTCAACAAAAACCTTTGGCGCCTGATGCACTTCATCGGATTGCCTGCAGCCTCTTTCGTCACAGAAAATATACGATTCGGCAATGCGTGGCTTGGCATAGGCGGACGTCGTAATAAACAAAGCAGCAATAGCAACTGCCATGATCTTAAGTGTCGTCATAGGAGACCCCTTTTGAGTTGGGTTATTATGGCGCGCGCTTAGGATTAAGCGAACGTAGTTTTTAAGACTAACAAAACACCCAATAATATCATAAATGTCACAAACAATACAAGGCTAACAAGGAAGTAAGTGACCACACTATAAGTGTAGACCTCTGGCTTTAGATTGAGACTTTTTAGCCTATAAGGCTTATGAAAACCCATTTTTCACCCGATAAGTAAGAGAAAAAAGTAAAATATAACTGAAAACGCCAACGACATCACGGAAATCATTGTTATTTCCAATATTGCGTTCATTTTATCTTCCTTTTTGCAACGCTGGACACGCCAGACCCAAGCAAAAACTGACGATGAATAAACTCTAGGGATTCCAGCAATGTGGCCTGGTTGCCTTCTAGGATAGCCTGCGCGGCTGTATCCGTTGCCGCGTCGAGCATCGTCACGATGCTTCGGATTTCTCCCATTAGCTTTACCATTTCATTCTCCCTGTGTTTCACCGTCTAGCTCCCGTAGCATTTGAGCGTAGACGGCGGCGTCATCCAATGAATCCGCATGCCCCCCGTTGTCGAATGATTGGGCATATCGGCACATTTTCATTATTACCATTGTAAAAGTTACAAAACGGTTAATGTCGCCTGCTGTTTCCAGATTGATTTTACCATCGAAAATTTCCCACAAGACGTTACCAACACGCTTATAAGTGTCCCCGTACTGGGCATTGCGCTGCTGATACAGCTTTGCAAGTTCAGCTAGTTGGCTTGGGACGGTCATTGGCTACCTGAAATGAGACAACGCCAGCTTTCTTGAATGTATCAATGACGTCGTCTCGATCATCGAAAATGCAAAGAACATCGGATTTGATATCTTTAAATCGCGTTATCGCAAGGTCCATTTTCATCACCGGAGCAGGCCGGTAGTCGGTGTCTTTCCGCATTAACAATTCATTGTACGGAATGTCGTGTTTTGAGAGCCACTGCAAAGTATCTTGCCGCCATTTTTCAGGACGTGCTGTAATGAAAATAATCGCATGCCCCGCATCGGCCAAAGCTATCAAAATATTGACCATGGCCGATATCGGCAAATCATACGCGGCCTCAGAATGGTATGTGTCCCAATCCCCGCCAATGAGCGGGTCGCGCCATGTGGCGTTAGACACTGTGTGGTCTATGTCGCACAATACGGTTTTCATGGAAGTATTCTTGGCCCGGTTCCCGGCTTACGCTTTGGTAATGCGGTGCGAATCGCTCGGGCCGTGGGGGGAAACACCTTTCGACCCGTCCAGCCGGGGGTCACTTTGCGGCTGGTTAACCAAAGACCAAGCTCCTTATTTCAATTTCAAATAATCCTCAAACGCATTAACTGCGGCGTCACACCCAAGAGCTACACAAACAAACGCGCCTGCCTTTGCACACGCTTCGAGATATTCTACTTGACCATCCTGCCACCTAGACTTCGTATGGTCTCGGCGCTTAATCTCGCACACGAACGCTGGCGAGCCGGGAATTATAACGTCAGCCGCGCCAGGCGTCATGCCCTCGGCCTTGTGACGCGCTGCCTGCATAAAGGACCTCTTGCCCTCATTTCTGACATGCACCGCAATCAGCCCCCATGATAGGGGCCATTGTCGCCTTAACCTAGCGAAAAATGTAACCTGTTCAACCGTCTCGCTCGGGCATACTCCCCGAAACTCAGTATTGCCGTAGAGCTTTAGACTACTCGGGAATTTCATCTATTGGCCTGTTGTAAGCAAAAACACGATAAAACCCCGTTTCCGAGTCTTTTGCGTAGGTAATTGTTTGCGGTGCAACATTTCCTAGGGCAAGAAATAAATCCCGGTCCCTCGCGGCACGGCTCCATGTGGGCTGCCTCATTAGCCAGAAAGCAAACGACCTATATGGGGTTATAACGTCAATTCTCTCGGTCTGTTTACCCGTCCGGCTGATTGACGGCTTCACCGTCCATGACACAACCTTGTCGGTCTGCCTATTGGTCGGATCGCGCTTCATCTCCTGAAATTCAATCCGCAGCTTGTCGTTTGGATTAACAATTTCGCCTTTGCAGGATTCGCAATATCTTGCCGCTATGTCGTTTGGTTCATCGCAATGCGGGCATTCTTTGCTGGTCCAGCGATATCCGCATTGCACCAAATCGCCAGCCACGACTAACTTGCTCTGGCACCGCCGACCGAAATGACCTGGCATTGATCCAAATTCGGTCGGGATAGCAAAGCCGTCTAAATCAACCCAGTAGCCGTGATTATTTGTTTCATAATTATCTGGATTAGGGCGGGCCTTAAATTCGTTTTCGACGTTACAAAGCGGGCAAACGCATTTTATATATTTATTACCTGTGGCGGGATTTGCCGTCACCTCCGGCGCGAACACGTCGCCATCAGGACAGTGCCTCTCAAAGTTTTCAGCGTAATCAAGCAAAAGGCAATCTTGCTTGCCATCGCTGATACGCAAGCCCCTGCCAATGATTTGTTGCATTAGCCCGACGCTTTCTGTCGCCCGCAGGAGCGCAATAACGTCAACGTGTGGGGCATCAAAACCCGTAGTCAACACGGCAACGTTGACGAGATACTTGATCTCGTGCGCCTTGAACCTAGACAATATGTCGACCCGCTCGGATCGCGGAGTATCGCCAGTAACAATCGCAGACAAGCCAGGTGGAAGACTGGCCATACATTCTTCCGCATGACGAACCGTTGCCGCAAAAATCATGACGCCGCGGCGATCTTTTGATTGGGCAACGACATCCGCAATGATGGCCGATGTTTTCCGTCCATGTCCGTGATAGGCCGTGTCTACGTCCTCGGCGTTAAATTGGCCCCGGCTGTTTATCTCCATGTGCGACGTGCGGTAGCTGACGGCACGAATGGCGCCGATCACGGGCTTGGTAAGATATCCTTGGTCAATCAATTCCCTTGCCTGAATCCTGAACACACATTTTTCAAAATACGGGCTTTCCGTTTGATAAGCGGGCACTGGTTTTCCATCGGGAAATAACCCAAATATATAACCGCTGTTTAACCGATACGGCGTTGCCGTCATTCCATTCTCCTAAATAGTACCAACTCCATCGGGACTTCTAAGAACTTCCGGCTTCTCCCCTTGCCCGGGTCGTA